CCAAATCATAGGAAACATCAATACCTTTAAAAGTTGTAATTGCGGGGGTGTCTCCATTTGCAACGGATCCTCCTGACGAAATACCGTTAAAAGCTACTAGAGTGCCATTAGCTGAAGTGTCAAACCAAATAGCATTGTTGATACCGTCTAATCTGTTGGCATTAGTGCCATTCCAATATGTATAAAGCTGTTGGTTGTAACCATTACTTGTTCCGTCTGAGGAGGGGTATAATCCAAATTGGTAGAATCCTGCATATGCAGAACCTGATGTAGTTGTGTAATATTTGTGATAGTTTATTGCAAGAGTGCCTGGGTATGGAGTTGTTGCCCCTAATGCTATAGCACCTGTACTTGTAATGGCAACATTTCCGCTTGACGCTCCACTATTTAGCCCAAGGTACATATGAGAATCTTTAGCATTTACATATGTAGCTGTATCATCGTCCCGGATCATAATGCTTCCCAAGTCATCGCTTGAGGCAAATTTTGCAACATTATCTACGGTTGACGAATTAACATCCAGTCTGTATGTAGGAGCTGTGACTCCTATTCCAGTATTGCCATTATAAAGAGTACTGAATGTTTCTGTTCCATTAAGATTAATGGCAAATCTTGCCCCTGTTCCTCCATATGTTCCAATACTACCTGTATAGTTTGCATTTTCGGCCGTATCGTCAAAATTGATAAGTACATTAGAATTTGCAGATCCAGCGGTATTTTTGAGTTTGAGCAGGCTTGAGTTTGCGGCATCCACTTGTAGTTTATAGGTTGGAGCAGTTGACCCAATCCCCACATTGCCACTGTTTGGATTTATTGCTAAATTTCTTCCAGTGCCACCTGAGTCTGAATAGGACTGAATGGCACCATAAGTGCTTCCTGCATTGCCCCACATTGCGGTTCCTCCGGTACTGTTATATCTGGAAAGACTGCCTGTGGAGTTGAATGCATTTGCGAAGACGTTTCCGGATACTTCCAGTTTGTCTCCTGGACTTGTTGTACCGATGCCCACATTTCCTGCGAAATAATTTGTTCCTGCTGAGGAGTACACCCCGTAGTTGGTTGTTCCACCGGAACCTGTGAAATAGCCGCCGTAGGTTGTCATGTTTGCTCCTCCTGTAGCTGAGCCATATACACCTATGGCACTACTTGCCCCTAAAGTTGCGGTGCCTGAGTTGGCCAGGTTATAGCTACCATATATAGTGCCGGTGAAAGCCGTAGATGCTCCTCCGGAAATTTCTCCGATAAAAACACCACCGGCAGGCTTGTTACCTTTATTGGCGAGCGTGGCACTGGTTTGTAATGCATACCCATAAACACCAATATCATTTCTTCCGCCGACTGCTGTATCATAAGCAAATCCCACCAGCCCTGCATTCCCATAAGTGCCAGCCAATGGATCAACTTTTATCACGCCGCTTGTATTACCTGATGCTCCAATAACAGCAGCTCGGCCAAGGCTGGTTCCCTCCGAGGTAAATATTTGATCTCCGTTTGTAACACTGTTTAGTGTGTAGTTTATCCCGTTGGCTGTGGCTATAGCAGTGTCTGTAACATGGAGTTTTTGCCCGGGAGAAGTTGTCCCAATCCCAACGTTACCAGAATTATCAATTCTTACTGCTTCTGCTCCACTAGTTGTAAATTTAAGATAGTCAGCTCCTGAAGTGTTTCCAGCAATACTTGCGGCAGCTCCACCAAATCTAATACCATACGCATCTGAAAGCTCTAAGTATCCGTTGTCAATCTGAATGCTTCCTACAACATCCAGTTTGGATGATGGAACTGTTGTTCCAATTCCAATGTTTGTTCCATCATCATACATAACAGAATTTTCTAATGCTGAGGTTCCATTCCAGCGGGGGATATAGTTATCTGTTCCACTGCCGGAAACAATTCCTGAAATTGAGGCAGCGTAGAGAGTTCCATCTATTTCTAGATCCCCCCCGATATATACATCATTATCTGCAGCAATTGCAGCTTCATCTTTTGCATCTGTCCCTGAAGCAAAGGAGTTGTACGCATATCCTGAAAGTCCACCAATATTTAGGGTATCTGTGTCTGAAAGTACTAGCTGTCCTGCAGAACCCCCATTTACATTGGTAGTTAAAGTTGATCCATCGGCTGTTATATTGTCACCATTGACAGCCAAAGTGCCTGCTATAGTTGTGTTTCCTGTATTTGTAACAGAAAATGTTGCTGATGTACCACCGCCAAACCAGACCAAACTTCCGGTTGAAGAGTTATTATAATTTAGATTAAAGCCATAAGCCCCTTTTGATTTAATGTTTACTCCCACATCAGCGCCAGATGATAATGGGACAATATAGAAATCCGTGACGGCTGTTGAGGTGTCTCCAAAAGTGAGATATGGAGCGGCGCTACCAGCGATTCTTGTATTCCCAATGATATCCAACTTATAGCCCGGAACTGTTGTCCCAATTCCAACATTACCTTCAACTATCAAACCATTTGATGGTGCTGCACCAGCTACTTCTGTATATGCAGTTGAGCCTATTGCAACAGATCCTAATACATTTAATATTCCTTTAGTTGGCACTGACGTTCCGACACCCACATTACCGGTGGTGTTGATGGTAAATCTTTCTAGATTACTGGTATAAATGGAAGCCTTGGTGCCGGTAGGATAGAACCATTGCTGATTGGTAGCAGAATCAACTAAACCATGGTAGTTGCTGATGAAATAACCACTAGAGTAAACATTGCCGGTGATAGAAAGAGGGTGAGTGGGGCTGGTTGTCCCAATCCCCACATTCCCTTCAACTATTAGTCCATTTGATGGTGCAGCTCCAGCTACCTCTGTATATGCTGTGGAACCTATGGCAACAGATCCTAATACATTTAGTTTTCCTTTGGTGGGTACTGATGTTCCAATTCCAACATTGCCAGTGTTTTCGATATACATTCTTGATAAATCACTACCTCCTCCTTGAGTAATAAATGAAATTGGTTTTCCAATTCCGTTATCACTAATAATTACTGAGGCACCATCGTATCCAAATCTGGCTCTACCATTTACTTTCAAATAACCAGCATCACCCGGAGCACCTGTGCCTGGAGTTATGGATACTAAGTCGCCGGTTCCTGTACTTGCAATTTCTAACTTTACCCCTGGTGATGTAGTCCCAATACCAACATTTCCTTCAACTATTAGTCCATTTGATGGTGCAGCTCCAGCTACCTCTGTATATGCTGTGGAACCTATGGCAACACTCCCAAGTACATTCAGTTTTCCTTTGGTTGGTACTGATGTTCCAATTCCAACATTGCCGCTTCCTAAAATTGTAACTAGGTCAGAACTGCCGTTGTTTTTTATAGATACAAGAGGGCTGCCTACTGAAACTCCTCCTCCCGTACCTCCAGTATCAAAAGTTAATCCACCGTAGCTAGCATTTCTTTGAAAAGTTGGCCAAACTGTTCCTCCACCTGTAATTGCCAGAACACCATTAATATCCAATTTAGCAACTGGTGCAGTAACTCCAATCCCCACGTTTCCTGATGCATCAACTACAAAAGAAGTTGCATCACTCCCTTCATCATCAATTCTAAAAGAAAGTCCGGTTCCTAGATTGTTTACATATAGTACATTTCCAGCTGAAGCAGTATCTGACTGAGAAATGGAAACTAAGTTTCCAGATGTTTGGTTATACGTTCCATCATTTGCCTGTGTAATATCTAAAAGCGATGCTGTTCTATTTCCTGCGGTAAGTAAAGATTGAATAGTTAGCGTTCTTGATTGAATACCTTCGAATGTGTCTGATGCAGTTGCTCTCAAGAAATCAGTTGAATCCAAAGTATCCAAAGTGTCAGCGTTTCCTGCTGGAAGAGAAGAAACTGGCTCCCATGTTGCATTCCCGGACCCGTCAGTAACCAATACTTCGTTTGCATCACCATCATCACCAGGAAGGGTAAATGACCATGTTCCTGCTGCTGCAAGTGTATCAATTGTAATTAGTCCAGATGTTCCTCCAGCTAAAGAGAGTGTTCCTGTAGTTGTTCCTGGGGTTCCAATTTGAAGTTTATTACCTGGTGCTGTTGTTCCAATTCCAACATTACCGGTTCGATCTATTGTCATTCTGATGTCAGCAGATGTTACATTGGTTAAATCAGCAGTATTATCAGTTAAGAAATGAAGAGATCCTCGACTGTATGTATCTCTAGTTTCAAAAAATATTCCTCCTTTGCCCATTACTCCTCCTCCTTGAGCTTGAAATAAAATACCAGTTGCGGCACCTGTATTTACAGATGCTTGAGGATTTTCCAGTAATAAGATTGGTAAAAACGAAGTAGAGGATGCTGAATAAATATCCAATTTGTTTGCTGGTATCGATGTTCCAATTCCAACATTAGCATTTGTAACATTTAAAACATTTGTTCCACCCGCAATCATTGATACAACATCTGCTGCAGCAAAACCGATACCTGTATTGGAATCGTTTGGGCCTTGATAATTAGGAACCGTTGATGATGCTGCAGTGTCTCCAATTTGTAGTCCCTGTGCGGCACCATACAAGTATGTTGTTGAAAATCTCCATTTTTCTCCTCCTGCAATGCTTACCGAAAGCTGATCATCTGCTCTTTCAAATAATCCTGTATCTCCGTCACCAAAATTTAAGGTGGGAGTTGTAGCCTCGTTTGTTTGTGGAAGCCTAAGTCTGCCTCCCACTAATTCAATTTTTTCATTTGGGGAAGTTGTTCCAATCCCCACATTCCCTTCAATTATTAATCCATTGGTGGGTGCTGAAGCAGTCTCGGTATATGCAGTCGATCCTATTGCAACAGCACCACCCACGGAAAACTTATTCGAGGC